TGGTATGATAAAGTAGTTGTTTGGATTGTTTGGGTATGTTACTGTAATATTGGCTTTTGCACTTGCTGAACGCCGACTCATTGGAAGATAGTTAAGTTCTTTTGCATGAGACAATATACTATTACGCTGAGTAGCACTATCAAGAAACATTTCAGATATAGCCATATTATAGTAATAGCTATTATAGAAAGTGTTATATGATAGTACATCTAATAGTACATTCATATTAGAGCCTTCGTAGTCGAAGTCTTTAAATCTGTCTTGATTTTTCAGAAACTTCTTGAGTTCTTCTTTGGTTGCATTGAAATCAAGATTTGTTACTGGTGATATATCTGTCATTATCTTGCCCTACTAAGATCGATTGTAAGTGTTGAGTCTCTACCACTATTTATTACACTGAATATAATTTGTACTGAGATTTCATTACGGTCAACATTACCATTGACTATAACATCTTTTACATCACAGCGAGGCTCATATGTACTAAGTGTTGATTTAATATTTTCTTTTAATATAAGAATTGTGTTTTGATCTATATTCTCAAATAGAGACCCTCTTATATTACAACCAATGTCTGGTTGAAATAGGCGTTCACCACGATCAGTCATAATAAGATTCTTAATACTGTCTCTTACTGCTTGCTCATTTACTTTACGAGCAAGATCAGCACGACCAGGTATCTGCTCTAGATTTGCGCCAAAGTCAGAAAAGAACTCTTTATTTTTTGTTCTTGGTGTAATTGCCATTTGTAATTCCTATAATGCTGTTATATATTTATAGTGTATTAAGAGCGTTTCTTTTTAAAGCCATCAATTGTATGCTTATCTAATAGGGCTTGTACACTGGCTTGTGTCTCTCCACTATATCCCGATTGCCAACCTCTACGAGCCGCAAGATCAAGATGTAGATGTCCAGTGTATACACCAATACCAGTAAAGCCTGCTCTACTAGCGGCTACGATAGTATCATCACGATTGCCTTCATTTACCACAATGTCTACAGCATATCCAGAGTGATGTGAGTTCATAGCAATAGCACCAACTCTATCTTTCCCCTTTGTTCTTACTTTATAGCCTTGCTTTACTTCATATGAATTGCCTGTTTGATTTGCAACCCGAAGTAGTTTAGCGTATACTGAATCATCTATTTCTTTCCAACCGGCACCATCACCCTCATTAATGACTGCTGAAGAGAATGTAATATTACCAAGACCAGACTCTGATACAGCATTAATCATTGATATCTCACTATCAGTAGGCTCTGTATTAGCAACATAGTCTGCTTCACGATTTGATGGGGCAGCCTTTTGATACTTACCAATACCTCGTGTCTTTTTGGCTTGTCGTTCATTCTCACTTACTCGTATAGCACCATATTTAACGGCTTGCTGTGTATTATATGCACTCTGAGACTTGACTGCTCGTGTTTCTCGTGATATACTATTAGCCATACGATTTAATCTAAGTGCAGGCTCCATTAGTTTTGCTTGTAAGTCTTGCGCCATCTGACATAAGCGAAATAGTATATTAGCAACATTCTGTGGCGTAAGTCTTTCAAATGACTCTGCTAATTTAACAACTAGCAACTCCATATCTTTAATAATCTTCTGTACACTTGCGTCTTCCATATAGTCATTAATGTTCTTCATGACTCTATTTAATTTCTTCATGATTGCTTTTGCGGCGGCACCCATGCCCTTTAATAGCACAACAGCAGAACCAACAGCCGCCATAGCAACACCTTTTGCGGCGGCAATAGCACCCTCTATCACTTGTCGTAGTAAATCCATGAGTGTGGCTAATATGCCCTTCTGTTTAATACTCTCTGCTAGTTTCTTTACATCCTTTTCTATTACATTCTGAATGTTATTAATAAATTTCTTTCCAGTGTTGACTACAGCAAAGGCTTTTGTTAGATCAGCAAGTACATCATTATATACACCACATAGACTGCCTGTTAAGTTCGCTCCAATGTTCTGAGCAAAGTTAAAGTCAAGGTCTTTTAATACATTACTTAATATGACTTGTTTTGGGTCAAGATCACCAGTAATAATACCCAGTGCTTGATTTCGACTAAAGAATCCATCACTATCTTTACCCTTAGAGAGATTGTTTGTGAAGTTAGTATTAATTACACTTGGCGCAAATCGAGATGCTGTACTTGAAGAAGTAGCACCACTATTTCTAAAACTTGTATCAATAGGAGTAGAGGGAGTTGAACCAACAGTATTCTCTGTTAGTGGATTTGTACTTGATCCATTATTGCCTGTATAGTTGGCATCAAATGTTGTTGGCACACTACCAGTACCACCAACAGCACCCCCAGTTCCAGTACCATCAATAGCACTACCAGTACCACCAGTTCCAGTACCACCAGTAGATGTAGTACTAAGTCGGGTATTACCTAATCCATCATTGTCTAATATAGTACTTGCACCTGAGCCAGTATTCAGTGTACTATTCGTAGCACCACTACCAACGGGACCCTGTGTTCCTAGATTACCAGTAGATGATACAGCAGTACCACCACCAGATACACCACTTAGATTACCAGTAAGCCCGCCACTTCCAGTGCCAGTTCCAGTGCCAGTACCGCCCGTACCTGTGCCGCCAGCCCCTGTCCCGGAGCCTACCCCGGATCCTGTTCCAGTCCCGGTTCCATCACTAATGCCCGAAGAACCCACTCCACCAGTGCCAGTTCCAGTACCAGAACCCCCAGCGATACCTCCTGTTCCGACTCCAGTTCTAATTCCAGACTGTGTATCTGATACAAGTTCAACACCATCAGGCGCTATTTTAGTTAAATCTTCTAGTAATTCTGTTAGATTTGTGTTATTATCAATAGCAAATTGAGCAATATCAGTGACAGTAATGCCTTCGTCACTGTTAAATTTGTCTTTTACAGATGGAAATTCGTCTAGGTTCTCGTCTTCTAGTAGCTTATTCAGTGTGTTTGTGACATCAATTGCTGTAACTCTGTCCACATTATTGATAGGGTCATCACTTGGAACAAGGCTTGCAAGGTCTACAATTGCTGAAGTCAGTGCGTCACTCGTAGAGTTTAGCAGTTCTTCGCCTGCTCTACTACCGAGTGGTGTGGTATTATTACATTCAATACTCATCTAATTTCAGTCTCCAATGTCCATAAGACCCGTTATAAACGACTTAGTTCGCTTAATTGTGGGTGGTTTAACTGCCCTACTTTTAGGCAATTCGCCAGGTGATACTACATTTGCTATCTCTGTAACTGATGCTTGGGCATCCATAAACGGCTTCTGAGTTGCTCTCCCGCCGTCTGTAGTACTAAATGTACCACTTGCATAACTTGATCCACGCCCTTCAGCCATTCTTACGATGTCGTCTATACCCACTGTGCCGGCGTCTAAACCAATTGTACTGGCTTTAATACCAACTGATGAGGCTGCACCAATATGTATTTTGTCAAGCGAGTTCAATGAAATGTTACCAGAATCAAGGTGAATTAGCTTAGGCGAGTTAATTTCAATACCAAAATGACCCGCATCTGCATATGGAAGTAGTTGTTCTGACTCTGCGGCAGTGCCTTTTGCTGTTAGTTTAGTGTATGTTTCACTAAAGATATTCATCTTATAGGAGTCTATGTGGAAGTCACCCTTCATTGCTTGTACATAAAAGCCACCTTTTGTCTCGTCATCTCCAGTAGCAAACTTCATGTTACCCTTTGCACCCATGTTAATATCGTCACTATGGGCTAATACAGACACACCAGAAGCAGATATATTCGTCTTCACCCCCGCATGAAGATTCATATTAGAACGGGCAGTGACATTAAAGTTTTCACACTCAATGTCTAAATCGCCATTAATATAGACCTTACCAGAGCCACCTTCTACCATTAATGTATAGTCTTCTTGTATATTTGTATGAGAAGAACCTGTAACATAGGTTGACAAGACCCCATCAGTTGTGTTATACTGATCAGCAAATGACTTAATAAAGATAGTGCCGTTCGGATCAATCTGAAACACGGAGCCCGAACTGTGGGACATCAAAATGTAATCAGAACTCTCGTTCTCTGCTCCATCACCCATGACAATAAAGTTATCTCCACTCTTAGAAGCAAACACTCTATTGTTAATATTATTCTCGGGCATAGCAATCGGTGGCTCATCAAAAGACTCATCTTCTTCACTCAGTGCTTGTTTTATCTCAAGTTCTTGACTGGCTCTTTGTATTACAGTCTGCCCTTTATCCATATCTTCACCGCCTTGATAGCGATGTAGTTCAGGCTTACCATAGTTGTGTATAGACTCTGGCGGTAAATAGCCATCTTCGCCTGCTTCACCACTTCCACCTGGCATATTCATATGCATACCTGGCAGTCTTCCTATAATCATAGGCTGTTGTGCTTCTCTTCCATCAATAAAGAATCCAAACACCCAATCACCCACACTAGGAATGACTGGCGATACACCATAAGTGCCATCTAGTACAGTAGCCCAAGGCAAATCTTTTGTAGGAACACTGTCCTCTACATCTTCACTAATACGAGGCGGATGTATACCAAACGCTCTTACTCGTACTCGCCCAGCATTTGTCTTGTCGTGATTATCTTCCACAACACCCACAAAGTGCAACATATTATTAAATCCGCCACTCATCACTTATCCTCTAGATACAAATAGATTGTATAACTTATTGATAGTATTAACATAATTCCCATAAAGTCGTTCCAAACCAAATCCATTAGGTCAACCCGCCCTTCGTAATCGTCAATGTCTGCCCATATGAATCACCACTAAAGGAACTATCAACGGCTAATACAATATACTTACCACTTCTCTGCTTATCAATCTCACGATTCGCCGCAACTGTCTGGCTAAACTTATATAGTTCAAGATAAATCACCATGCCAGGGTATAAGTTAATACGCCCATTAACAGTAATAGTAACAGCATTCACATCAAAGTGATAGTCAACAACAGGCTTTGAAGTATAAGTCTCATAGAAGTGCTGATAAGGCTTCTTCATATCTTGCTGACCTTGGCTCTGCCCTATCTGAGGAAAGTCTGTGAGTAGATACTCCTCTGGCGCCGTATTGAAAGCCATGTACTTGTCAAGAAAGGTCTGCGTATGTGTTAGCTTAACCTTCTGTGGAAACTCTTTATCATAGAACTCTGTAGAGTAATCATACTGGCGTTCGATACGAGTCCTTGTCGTTGGGTCGAGTTCGGTCATGATGCGCCGATAAGTGCCAGCCTTGATATCACGAAAGGTATCGACCTTCGTGCCTAATTTAAATCCATTTACAGACTGTTGGGCAATCTTCTGACCGCCGGCTGTGTTGTCCTCTACAGTGTTGTAGAT